AGAATTTCACCGTCGAGGTATCGCTGGTAATCCTCAATAAGAATACCTTTTGCAACCATTTCCTGATGTAGCTGCGCCTTCTTCATTTGTTCCGTCGTCATACAACAGGCCAACGTACATTCCGCGTCCGCAGGTTCTGCAACGCCCATCTGGACAAGCCTGTGCGCCCGTTCGTGTTCAATGACAGCCCCTGCCAGGTACCAACGTTTACCGTCATCTTTCACAACAACGTCAGCTAGTGCGTCAGCACCTGGCGTTACCTGGCAATCTACTATTAGCTTGGCTTTCACTTAAACCCCTTACGTTGTGTAAGCAATGAGCTGATCAAGTTTCAGGCTAATGTCAGCCTTCACAATGTCGTCGATCGTGCCAGTGAAACCGAATTCGATATGCGCTGCTGTAAACGTCATTTCAGTACCACCAGTTAGCGTCACGCTATAATCGCGCTCTGCTGGCGTGGTAATGTCGTCTGTTAAGCTCTGATGACCTGCCAACTCAGAATCATATTGTAACGTTACATCGAACGTTCCACCTTCCGCCCATCCTGTCGCAATATATTCATGACCATTGCCAGTTGTATCCAGCGTTGAACATTTCACAGATTCACTGCCAGCGCCAGAACTTCCAAAACTTTCGCACTGTGCAATTGCCGTTAGGGTAGAGGCAATATCCTGTTTGATAACTGCACCTTTGCTTACGATCTTAGCCATAATTCTAATCCTTAGATTGGTTCGTAGTGGATGGTTGCATCGATGATCGATACATAAACCCCACGATCAGAACCATCTTCCGGTGATTCATATTGTGAGGACTGATCGTTAAGGTTCACGGCTTTAATCGTTTCTGTACCTGCCGTGCCCGTATAGTTTTGAATGTATATCCTGACGGCGTTTCCTAAGTTGTTCGCCGTTACGCTTCGTTCTGCCTTACAGTCAATGTCGAAATCAACAGCTCGGACGCCAACGTTTCCGTCAAGTGTTTGGTTCTCTTCTGAACTAATTTGCGTGACGATAATGTATGGCAAGGCTGAATTTTGCGGCGCTTTATTTGCATGTACTCTACCACCTGCAATAGATGACACAGTGGACGCATTCCGTAATAAGTCAATAAGCCCGCTAATCATTAAAACCCTTTTGCAATTTCGATCTTGATAACCTTAGCCGAAACCCGCTGCCATTCTTTTTTCAATGCTGACTTATGCTTTCTAAGCAGGTCTAAGGCATTGTCCTGTGGTGGCATTCGTCCTGTTCTTCTTACCGGCCCACCTCTTTTACCAGTCTTTCGGTTTGGTGTTTTATAACTTCCGCGATACCACCACCAAATGTTAGATGACGTAATGCCAACGCCTTTTTTATTCCGATCACCCGTGTGGTGTAATGTTCTACGCTTTTTGCTTATAGCGACATTTGCCCCAACTTTAGCACCGCCGCCTGGTGCATCCCTATAACCTAACCTACGCGAACCAAGGGCAGCTTTGATGCCCTTGTGCTGCGACGGGATATTTCGCTTCATCTTCTTTTCGGCTAGTTCAGCGGCAGCCCTTGCACCCTCTCGCATTGCCTGACGTGCCGTTGATATCTTTAACTTATCGAACATCCTTAATAGTTCGTCATCACCAAATAAATGCAATTCAAATGGCTTGGCCATTACACTGCCCGCTTAGTCTGAATCTCAATTTCCTCATGTGCCAAATCAATATCAATGACACTTAAGATTTCATAGACAACGCCTTCGTTGACTAACCGTGCTGCAGAATTTACAGCCGCCAATTGTGAACCATACGGGCATAACCAGACGTGACTAACATCGGAACTGACTTGATCTACTTTAAAAAATTGTCGCCCGCCTTTAGATTTCACAGAAGCAAAAGAAGACAACACATCCGACCAATTAGAATCTGCAGTTAAGTCAGTAAACCCGTGAGCGTCCTCACCGCCCGTTAGCTCCTGAATCTTCACCTTCTTTGTGTAGTTACCAATGCACGCCATTACACTGGTTTCCAGATTGAGGACCAGGCAAGTTTTCCGACAAGTGCGTCGTACTTCATTTTGTCGCCGTCGCAGTTACCCCAAAACATTTTCGCTGATTCCATGATCGCCAACTTAGCTTCAACAGGAACAGCAGATGCCGCCCCATATCCTGCCACTAGAGTAATCACCACCGCCTGGGGAATGTCATCCACAGCAGGCCAGAACACGCCGTCAACAACCTTCAATCGTGGTGGTGTGCTTGTTAGGTCTTCCGTGTAGTTACTACTGGCGAACGTCTGTGAGGCTCCTGCCGTGTCCGTATAAACCACGGACGTTATCGATTGAACCGGCGCGACACGGACTTCAAGCTCCTCTGTCACGGGGAACTCATCAAAATATATAATGAGAGTTTGAGTAACGAATGCCCGGTGAGTGTCATATTCAAGCTGAACCCGTGCCGCTTTAAGAAGTTCAGTCAGTTCAACGTCAAAGTCACATGATGTAACGCGCAACCGATCTTTGAATTCAGTCAGAGTCAAAGGCTCTGTAGTCGGCGCAACCGATTCGACAATCGACTGATGAATCATTCTAAACTTCCGATTTTTCTGGGCCTGCCACGCTTCTTAGGTTTTGTCTCTGTCACTAGCTCTACTTTTGGTGGACGTGAAACAGGTGCTTTGGTTAGCGTTGGTGTGTCGCTAATTAATTCAGCACGGCAGGTATCAATAAACAGACGCGCAATTTCATCCGGGCAATCGATAATCTGACCGGGACTACCTTCCGCGCCGACCATACCTGAATAATGTCTAAGTTTGATTCTCATCCGTGTTGCAGTCCTGTGTTGACGATCTTGACTTTCATATTTGACGTAGTCAGCCCATAGCCAATATATGCCATGTAATCGCTTGTTGCGGCGTCCGTCATAGGTGAAATTAATCCTGCTGTGCTAAGCACATAATAAACACCGACCGTGAGGATAGCACCGAAACCAACAACGGCATTTTCCTTGGCATAGGTAATAGGATGACCTGTCGTTCCGTCATTCAAGGCAATGCCGATCACTGTATCTTTTGCTGTATCACTATTTGCAGCCACGCCAACCGTTGTGGATGTTACCTGGTATAGCAAGTCCCCGGCTGTGATAGTTTCCGCTGCGTCATACGTCCCCTTCGGGCCGCTAACCCAGTCAATGTTCGCAACTGTAATTGTAAGATTGGCCATCAATATAATCCTATGAAAGAAGAAGGAACCAACGCGCCGCTGCAGTGAGGCCGGAGAGGACGAACAACCCCGCGCCACGCGCTGGTTCAATAGTTAAACTTACGCTTCAACAACCCAGATGCCGTGCTGGCCAATGGTGAGCCAACCTTCGGAACCGTCAGCAATCAATGTGATTGAGTCACCGATAACGTCGGTGGCTGCTGTGTTAATCCAGTCTTTGTTGTCTGCGCCTCCATTAATATTGTCCGCCGCCGCAGGGCTTAACGAACAACCAGTGGACCCGCCCAATGTGTCAATGACAAAGTGATAAACCAAGCCCGCTTCTGTTGATGGAAGTGTAAACACACAGTCCGCAACATTAACCCTGTAAACCTTACCGTGATCTGCAGACGTTAGAGTTTTCGCTGCACCCGTTATGTTTTCATAACCTGAAACGTAAGGACGTTCCCAATTCGTGGTAGCCATTATTAGTTTTCCTGTTAGTTATAGAGAGAAACCCCAGCACCCAATTAGGTGCCAGGGAAATGTTAGCGGATAGAATTAAGCAGTCTGAACCATGTGCTTGATCGGTGCCGTGCCAGCGTCCCGCAAATCTGAATCAAACCGCATAATTGCGATATAGCCGATTTGATGGGCATGGGCATAACGCTCAACAAGTTGCACAAGGGTAATGCCAAGAACTTCCCTCATAACATATTTGCTGAAGTCACCGAACAACATGGACTTAGCAGCGGATGCCGTATTAGCCATGTCGTTGTTCACGATGTATGGGTAGCCAAACATCCTGTCAGGATCGCCAGCTTGTGAACCCGGTTGCCAATGGTACTGAAGATCAGTTGTTTTAAGCTGCCGCAGTTCATTGCGTGTAGTGTCGTTAAACATCCACGTTGCATTAGGTCTGTAGGCAGCATCGACGCTGGCTTCCAAATCTAAGACTTCATCGAATGTCACGACAGTGGCAGAAGCCGCCGTCTTACCTGCAGTTGATGCAGTCACAGCACCGTTAGGCTGACTTGATCCCGTGCCAGTTGTGGCGTGGGTGTTTTGGATTCGCCCAAGTCGTTCGCCTAACACTGAACCAATTACCTGGCCCATTGAAAACGCACTATCCTGCGCGAGCTCCTTAGACACAAGCACAACTTTTGAGGTGTACTTGTAGGCGTCCAGCGTCATGTTGCCGAACACAACATCCAGTTCACTGTCGCTGACATTTTCAGCAAGCAACGCACCTGTGTTAGATGTGTCGTCCAGACTTGGAAAGTCTAGTGCAGAACCAGTATCGGTTCGCATGATTGTGGAAACTTGACGCATTCCGCCAAAGGCTAAAAGTGCTTGTTCCAGATTAGCTACAAAGCCCGGGAACGTTGTATGCCCACCGGCAGTTGCTGTGCCGATAGATTGTGCGTTTACAATATCGTTGTAACGCTTAGGAGCGTTGTTCATCAGTGGCACGTATAGCCCACCCTGGGCGTTGTCCCACTTACATCCCGACTCGTTAAGAGACTGGCGAAATTCACTGTCATTATTCAGTGCTGCGGAACCTTTGAGACTCCACTGGTTCAGAACGTTATCAACAGCCACCAGGCGATTCACAGGTGCGGTCGTGGTGTTATAGCTTTCCTTCGCGACATAATCTCGCAACGGTGCCAGTGCTGTGCTGTTCTGCAGTTCGTGGAGTTCGGCTTCTGCCTGGTCCTGACGTGCAAGGCGTTCAGACTGTGCTTGTTCTTCTGCGTGTAGAGCATCAACCTTTGCTTTGATTGCATCGGCGTCAGAGTGCATCGCATCCCAACGCGCACATTCATCAGCGGACATTCCGCCGTGATCTTTCTCGCATTCGTTGAGGAACTCGCGTGCTGACGTGATCTTAGATACGCGCTGGTCAACCAGCTCCTGCAATGGGCTTGCCATTATATGTTTCCTTACTGATTGTGAAGTTGAGTATTAGTCAGCGCACAAAAAAAAGAGCAACGCCAACCACTTAAGGCTAGCACTACTCTTGTAAGGCTACCGTTTCGCGACGTTGCCCGGTTTCATAACCTAGCGCCGTCGTATTATTTCCGCCAGAAGTATAATACTAGATGCCCGCTTCTGTCAACAACTGCTTACGCTTTAACAATTGCAGCCGATTACATGCCATATAACGTTCAGCATCTGGTGTGCGTAATGTCTCAGAACTAATCCTCTTTGCCAGTGCCGTTAATGCGTCAAGTTCGTCCATGTTAGCCACGGCATAAGCTCTGGGAGTTGCCATCACTGACGCATCAATAGACTTGTTCGGGGTAACATAATCAGCGAATCCGGCTTTCTGACTGGCTGCAGCGTTCAACCACGTTTCCGATTCCATCCATTCAGCTATATCCTGACGATCAGTGCCGCTTCTAACTTCATAGATATCCAGCAACGTATCTTTGATTGAGTCCAGCAGGTTGGCCGTCTTGATCGTATCTTCTGCCGCTTCCCTGAGATCATCCGCCGTGCCAAACGCCATAGCGCTGGGGCCTAACGGGTTGTGGATCATAATACGGGACGCTTGGCCCATTGTGATGGAGTCCCCAGCCATTGCCACGATAGAAGCAATCGAAGCCGCTACGCCATGAATCACCACATTTACCCGGCCTTCACGGTTCAACAGGCTTTGATACATCGTCAGGCCCTCAAATACGCTTCCTCCGGGGCTGTTGATGCGCACCGTGATATCTTCTTCAGGGGAGATATCCGATAACGTAGACGCCAAGTCAGACGCCCCAAATGAATCATTCATCCCATCGGCAGCAATGGGACCGAAAATGTTAATGTCAGTCATCAGTATCAGTCCTTAAAATGTTTGATTTCAATGTGCCTGCGCGGTCTGTCCATGTGGCTACACAATCAGCCACGGCAGAGGGTAACCCGGTCTGGGTACAGCATCCGGACACATCTAACAGTGATGCAATTGATTCTTTGGCATGCGCCAGATATGCGGCAGCCAGTTCAGGTGTGCTCGCGTTGTGTCCAACCCACTTCGGATAATAGGCATCAACCCATTCAATGAAGTTCGATTCGTTCTTTGCGGCCTTCGTTACCCTGTCACGTTCCACGGCAAGCGCCTTTTCGACTGTGGAATCTACAAAGATATTCAGAAGCCTATCGTTAGGCTGTTCGGGTTCAGGAGCTGGCGGTGGTTCGGGCACGATTTGCGTTACCTGTTCAGTTTCTGACGTGTCAGGTTCCTCGCCAATTTCTAATAGGTTGCCTGGACGGTATCGCCTATCACCCTTCTCGCCAATCGTTGGAAGATTCTCTGCACGCAAAACGTCGTTGACAGTTAATGAGCCATGTTCCTGCAACTTAGCGTAATAGTTAGCCCGGTCCTGTGATGACATTCGCAACAGTGCGTTACGGTTAAACTCAATAAAGTGTGTATCGTTGCGGCGCTCGTTC